CACTGGTTGAAGAGCCTAGAAATACAGCCCCACCCAAGGTCCTAGCAAGGCTAATGAACCAGAGGAAATGGGGTCAGCGGTACCTAGCTCTTCAAGGAAAGCGGACCAGTTCGGTCTCAAAGAACCTGGGACTTCCTGTATCCCATGCGTTGCCGTCAAGTAGGACATGTAGCTGCGATTGACCCATGGTCCCGAATCAGGCGCAAGTTTCATGAGTACTCTATGTGACGACACTGCATCAGACATGTAACCAAGCATTCTGATTGCTTGTCTGGTTCGTTGATCTTTGATACCTGACGGTTTCTCAGGAAAGGCCATCCTTATAGCGATTTCACGCTCTTCTCTATCAGGATACCCTCTTCTCCAGACATGACCTAGGAAGTGAGGATCCTCACCAGTAGTGGTGATACCCGTCTTCTGGAAGTTGAGTCGAAGACCTAACTCATTGAAGAAGGATGCCATCTTTTCTACTGGAAAGTAGGTAACATGACCTACAATTGAGTCATCACCAAGAACTAGGACATGATCATCGGAAACACCAAATCCCGTTGCACGAAGCCAAGAATACGTGACCGCCAAATAGTTGATAATAGAATCAACCATTTGGGTGAAGTAACTACCACTAGGCACACCACGATGTTTCACCCAGACTGACTGATCTGGCATCATAATCGGAGTGTGAATGAAGTAGTTGACAACCTTCGTCCACGTCTGAGCTTCTTCTTCATTGAGTTCGAAGTGTGACCTAAGAACTCTGAAGGCAAAATCGATCAACTTTGGATGAAGTGATGAGTCAAACCCTGAGAAGTCCAAGGAATAACGCACACCACTATTCCTGATCGATTGCATTCTCGCTGAAACTTGTGATTTGAACAGACCGAACGCCATTGGAGTGAACGCTCCGAGGAAATGTTCAATCAACTGAGGGGCGAATTGCGCCTCTAACAGAAACATTGACTGCGGATAACCCCAGACCAGTCGAGTCTTTGGTCCCTCCGCGCCATGTTGCACTCGGTGAAACGCAACGCATGGTTCTGGTGCGCGTTCTCCTACCGCAATTCTTTCTGCGCGGCCTAAATCTGAAAGGAAGCTGTCACGTTTCTTCCCCAAACAAGGCAGTCCAGAGCTCTTTTCGCCATGAGTATACCGAAGTAGACCCTCATCGAGTGGCAGAGCAGTGAATTTAGGAGTTTTTGATCCAAACGCCCGGAGAGTTCTGTTCATTGCTTCATCAAGAACAGAAAGATAAGCAGAATCCAGATCCCTGTTTTCTCCGTACCGAGCCAGGGAGGCGGTTAGGCCCTCTACTGAGTACTGACTTTTGTTATCTCTCTCCACACTTAGGTCATACCCGAAGTGCTGTAAGCCATTCAGGATTCCCCATTCAACGAGAAGCGGTCCTGAGGTGTTCAGAAACGCGAGAGTTCGGCGAGCGTTTCCCTTAACGTGCCATTTGCCACGATAAGAGAGACCCGCTTCCTGAAGGAGACTATGGTCAACAGTATTACTATCAACAGTCCCTTCAGACATGGGATTCCTCCCTTCCATCGTAGTACCATTAACAGAATGGTGACTGGCTCTACAGAGCATGTTTGGTCTCTCAAAGAGAGCTCAGACTAAGTCCGAGGAAA